TTCATGCCCATTTCTCTCAATGCTACATATGATACAAACATGTTGATCAATGTATTACCATCCGTCGTTATAGGACTTCCGCTGCGTGTACCATAACCAGCATCATACTTCAATCCATGTGATGTAGTTGCTGAGCGAAGAAACACGTTATCGAAGTTAGACTTCAATATTGGTGCATCTTGCTCACGAACCCAAGTTAAATAAATTCGTCTTACGACATCCTGCAAATAGGGACTTATACTTCCATCGAACCTGCTATAGTCTGATTCTATAAGTCCTTCAGCTCCAATCTCCTTAATGCGTTCAACTATCTCTGCGGGTGTTTTGCCTGGGCCATAAGATGGTAGCTTCTTTAACCTGTCATTTTTAAAAGCATAGGTATAAGCACTCATCATTATGGTTAGCTGAACGCTCATCTGAGTTATCGCTCTTGGGTCGTTGATGCTGGGGTATGGCTCTGTCTTCATGAACGATTTCAATTTGTTCATAGGGAACAACCCCAAAAGATGTTCGTTTGCCTTCGTTCTGGCTTTCTGCATAGGCTTAATCTGCAATGCAATCACTTCTTCCAAAGGTAATGGCACCCCTCGATGACGTAATTCTGGTGGAACTACCAAGCCGATAAATTCCTCACGATAGGTATTGAAGTTAACAGGGGGTCTTGTTTTGTTAGCTACAACTTTGACTCGTTTTTCGGTCATAACCTCATCGGAAGCTAAGCTCTTAGCAGCAAAGAGTGCTGGTTCTCGTGCTAGAGGACTTGTTACGGCCTGGCCCGGCGAGCTACTGTCCACAGTTTTCAGTGTGCCCAAAGGCGCATAATGCGTTGGCAATGTACTAGTAGCTATTACGTTTCTCTCAAACTCCACATTCTTGGTCATTATGCAATGCAAATGACATGCCATTATTTTGAAATTAGATTTATCTTCATCATCACGCGATGTTTGGTGCATTAGTTGTTCCACATCTGCTATCGTGGGCGGTCCGCTGGTTTTAGTTTTCAGGCGATGTTCAATGGCCTGATAAACAGATTTCCGAACCTCAAAGGATTCGGTCGATCCTGCTATAGCTAGTGAGTAGAACTCACTGTGAGCACAATCGATGAAAGACACTCCGTTTTTGGTCAACACCT